TCCTATTTCTGCTTTATTTTGTACTGATATATCAGTAATGCTTTGATCGTTAAAATTATTAACACCGACCGGGTTACCTCCTTTTAAGGTGCCGTTACCTACATATACTCTATTAGTATCTGTTGTGTATCCTAGTTCTCCATTATCTAAGATAACCAACTTTCTATCGGTATTGCTTCCTCTTCTTAGTTTAATCTTTGCTACATCTACCGTAGGCATATGAATTATTTATTCATATATCGTCAATCTAAAGATAAAGTTTTGGTAAAATCGTACTCATCTATAAATTTACTAATTAGATCTTTTTGTAATCTTATGCTTTTGTTTATCTTTTTTGAAGAATCGTCATAGATACATATACCGTGAATATATGCTTTAGTTTCTTTAAAAACAGCGATAATTTTTTTGCTATCGGTGCTTTTATTGAGTATATAATAAATTATTTCTTTACCGTTTATTTCAGACATTTTGAATTAATACTTCTTCAGATTTTCCTTTTCTTTCAGTACCAGATTCTTCAATAACAATACCAGTTTTTTTGTCATATATACCATTCCAATGAGATAATAATACCTCTTGATTTGGTTTTATATTAACATCTATCCCTGTATCTATAAATGCCGTTATTGTATCATTACCAACCTTTACATTGACACCATAGCCATTCATAACAAATATGAATCCATCTTTTTCTTCAACTGCATTTATAACAGGTTCATCTGGAATATCTCGTGTTTGTGTAGCGTCGTTTATAATTTCGCTTGTTTCAGCAATAGGGTGTTCACTATCAACTATCTGCTCAAATCTTTCATCTATTTCTTCTTTTAAATCTACAGTAAGATCGCATAATTTTGCTGTTTCATAAAAATCTATTTCTTTAGAAGTAACTTCAATCAACTTTGAAGGTATTTCTTCTTTTATGATTTCTACTTTAGTTTCTTTTTTTTCTACTATTTTTTCTGCAGAAGATTTAGTTTTTGTTTCTATTGGTTTGTACTGATGTTCTAACGAACCAGATTTAGGGTAATTTTTATTATAAGGAGAAGTATAGTAACCTTTTTGCGTATAAACTCTTTTTACAATTTTTACAGAATTTTCTTCTGGTTTCTCTTCTTTTAGAATATAGGGGCTTGGTTCTTTCTTTTTTAGTTTCTTAAACCAACTTTTAAACATGATAATACTATTTAAAAGTATAAACCAGGAATATCAAGTGTTAAGCTATATTAGTAATAATTCCGTTAGTTATTGTTAAAACAACATTACCAGAAGTGGTGCTTAATGTTAAAGATTGAGTAGAACCCATTTTATCGTCAATATAAAGCTCACCAGCGCTTAAAGACACGGTGCTTAGATTAGCAAATCCTGTATCGTTTCCAATACCACTTGTTGCATTATAAGTTGAATCAATTAGATCGTTAAAATTGCTCTGAGATGGAACGTCGCCTTTCTCAAAATATCCTTTTATTGTACCTATGGGTTGATATGGCATTTTTTATATTTATGTTGCACCAGCTGCTGCGTCAGGGTCTACAGGAACGTCTCCTTCTCCCCCAGTTACTTCAGGACCACCGCCTTCTGGTGGAGGACCGAATGGTGGTGGTTCAGCTGGGTTAGGAATAGGCGAACCACCGCCCCCTAATCCGGGTTCTAGGCCTTCGCCCCCACCTTCTTCACCGACACCTGCTGTCATTTGCTCTCTCCAATTAGGACCAGCTTGCTCTATTTGCATTAACTCCCAAGAAAGTTCTTTATCCTTTCTTAAAAATTCTCTATTTGCTTTAACTTCAATATCTGACCAATCTAAGTATCTCTTTTGTGCAAAAGTATTAGATATAAATTCATTACCACCCAATTGGTTGTAATTATTAATTCTAAGATCCATCTTTTGCTGCTCACGCATTTCAAAGAAGTTAGTTGGTACATTAAATTCTAAGCTTAATTGAAGTTCTTTTAGATTATATTTCTCCCATAATTTTTTAAGTTTTAAATGAGTTATAAATCCATTTTTTAAACCTGCAGCAAAATGTTGTTGCATTCTTATGATGAAACGAGCAAACTTTAACTCTTCTCTTAAAATTTCGGTACCATCTTGAAAAGCTCTTTCAGGGTCTAATCTTGTTACCGGTACTTTTAATGATTTGTAAAGTTTCTTTAAGAAGTACATTAAGTCTTCTAACTCACCTAAGTTTTGACCACCAGCTAATGTTCTTACATCAGTACCTTCACTACCTGATCTTTTAGCAAACCAAAACGAATCAAGCATAGATTGAGGTGAAAACTTTTGAACTGTACCATTTTCGTCAGTATCGTAAGTATGTCTACTCCAATATTTTTGTTGTAAGTTTCTTAAGTAAGCTTCTGCTTTGGGAGGTGACATATTTCCTACGTCAACATTAAAGACTAACTTTTCTGGAGCTCTAACTAATCTATAAATTACAATAGCGTCTTCAATAAGAGATAACTGTCTATATGCTCTTCTTGCGTTTTCTAAGAATGGTAATCTAATTGTTTTGTTATCATTCCAAATGCCAGAGTTAATATAAGTTATCTGGTTTTTATCCATAGGTACAAGTTGCATATCTTCTACCTTTGTAGGATTAGATTCGTTAAAAACTGGCTTACGTAAAAGATAACCTTGCACGATTGAGTTTTGTATATTACCAAAAATAGGGTCAATTAACTCGGTTGGTACTTGAACTACACCTAAAATACCTTCTTTAGGGTGCTCTTTATGTATAATATGCTCCCAATAAATTTCTCCTTCAACTAAAAGTTGTCTGAAATATTCCCAACCATTATGTTCAAGATCAAAATATTGAACAAATTTTTGAAATTCACCTTGAATTTGTTTTTGTTCGTGTGGTTTAAATTCTCTATCTCTAAATGAAAGTCTAACTATTCTTCCTTCATTATCTGTATTAATAATTTCGTCACATATTTCATCTAATGCATCACCAACCTCAGCAAAAGCTGCCATTACTCTATAGTCTCTTATTCTTGCTGCTTTATCCTGCTGGATATTTGCATACATGAAGTCTTGAAACCCTTTATCCATTGCAATATCACCAACAGCGTTATTATTAATAACCGTTGATGAAGAAATAGATTGTCTTTGCAAGGCATCTTCTCTTTTACTTCCTTGATTTTGAAAAAGTCTATATTTAGGGTTTACGTCAGCAAGGGTATCTAAAGTCTCATATGACTGATAAGGTAACCTGCTTTGAACGAACTTCATTAAGGAACGTCCAAATGTCCCTTGATTACCCTTACCCTCTTCAATTATTTCATCTTTTGCCATTTATTAACTTCCTGATTCTGAAATCGATACCGTAATAGATTTAGTTACTGTGCGTGTTTGTGTTTTGGTTCTTGTTTTAGTATATGTAGGAGTTGGTGATACCATTGGTAAAGAACCCGTTGGTGTTTGTGTTTTTGTTCTAGATTGTGTTCTAGTTTGAGTTGGTGTAGATGTAGGTGTAGGAGTAGCTGCATCTGAAACCGAAGCTGTAATTGTTGGTGAAACTGTCCTTGTAGGCGTCTGAGTTGGTGTTCTAGTATTTGTCGGTGTTTGTGTGCTAGTTGCTGTAGGTGTAGGGGTTGCAGCTGGAGAATCTGTTATTGAAACTGTAACGGTAGGCGATTGAGTTACCGTTCTTGTTTGAGTTGGTGTCTGTGATCTTGTTTGAGTTGTTGTTCTGGTTTGAGTTGTTGACTGTGTAGGTGTTTGTGTCCTTGTTTTTGACCTAGTTGCAGTAATACCAGGTGTACCTGATCTAGTAGATGTTTGTGTAGGTGTCTGAGATTTTGTTGGGGTAGTGGTAATAGTTTTTGTAGGCGTAACAGCTTTTGTCCCACTTGCTGTTCTTGTAGTAGTCGGTGAAACTGTAGGTGTCGGAGTCGGAGTTGCTGGATTCGGGCTTCCTTGTATATTTACCTTTGACCATTCAGAGCCATATCTAGGACCCGGATTAGTAGCTCTTATTAAATCTCTAAATGTAGGTATATTTGCCACAATATTATTTATTCATCTCCATTAATGTCAATAAGTTATGGGGTAGTTGGCGTCCGTGTAGGTGTTGGGGTAGGTGTTACTCCTGGTGTATTGGTTTGTGTTGTAGTAGAAGTTACTGTCTGTGTAGGTGTCTGAGTTGGTGTAACTGTTGGTGTAGCAGATGAAGTAGGTGTTTGTGTGGGTGTCTGAGTTGATGTTTTTGTTGCAGTTTGAGTAGGTGTTCGTGTGGGTGTCGGTGTAGTATTCTGTGTAGCTGTTTGAGTAGCTGTTTGAGTAGCTGTTTGAGATACCGTTCTTGAAGGTGTACGTGTAGGTGAACCTTGCTGTGTTCTTGTTTGAGTTTGGGTAGCTGTCTGGGTTGGAGATTGAGTTGGTGTAACTGTTGGTGTTTGTGTTTGTGTTGGTGTGTTGGTTGATGTAACGGTCTGAGATGGAGTACGTGTTACTGTACATGTTTGTGATGGTGATACAGTTCTTGTCGGTGTTTGAGATCTTGTTTGGGTAGGGGTAACAGACTGTGTAGGGGTTCTTGATGAAGTCCTTGTTTGAGTCTGGGTAGCAGTCCTAGAGTTTGTAGGTGTAGGTGTCTTAGTTGTACCTTTACTAGGTGTTACTGTTTGTGTAGGTGTTTGAGTTGGGGTAGAAGTTTGCGTAGGTGTTCGTGTTGCTGTTACGCCTCTTGTACCGGTTGGTGTTTGAGTTTGAGTTTGTGTTACAGTATTAGTTTGTGTTTGTGTTGGTGTAGGTGTAACTGGTGAATCTTTACTTTGTATGTAATATGCTGGAGCATCAGGATTAGCATTTGGGCCATATAATGTACCAGGGTAGATAGTTTGACCACCTGGTGCAGTTAAAACAAATTGAAAATGACCAGTAGCTGCTGCTGACAGAGCTGTAATATTGACATGTATTTCTTGAGTGGTGTCATTACGAAGTACTTGTCCTCCAAAATCTTCAACGTTATATCCACTAAATGCAGGAAATCTTGCTGATAATGTTCTATTAGTACTAAAGAAGTCTACACTACTTAAAGGGGTGGTAGAAAGAGTAGATGTATCGCTCCAAAAATTACCCGTATCTGCAGCGCTTAAAAAGACCTGATAGTATTTTTGTAAGCCGTCTTGTCCTTCTGCGCTTTTTAACCAAGGGGAAGTAAAAATAAAAACATCAGGATTTTCACTGAATATAAGTCTGCTTTCACCTGATAGGCTGGTTTGTGCTGCTAATACTGGTATTCTTTCTCTTCTCATTCTTGATTTTGTTGAGTCCTAAACACTTCTATTTCATCTGGGAATGCAGAAATAGTTAAGTGGTCACTACCAGGAGTTCCAGATAACTCCGTAGCTAACGATGGGTAATTATCACTTGTAAGAACTGTTCCTGTACCGCGACCACCGCTGACCGGATACCAGTTAGTTGTAACCTTATAGATATTATCAATAGCATTTTCAGATGCAGGAAATATCCAACCTTTTATAGTAAAAGTAGTATCAGCTGTTACACGAGCTTTATCACCAGCTCTTAATTCTAATGGATACTGTAAATTAATATTTCCATCCCATAAAACTTCACTTCTTATTTCTTGTGGTGTAACTAAATTAACCAAATCTTTAGGTACTGGCCAACTTATAATAATATAAGGGTTAGTATAAGGGATAAAATTACTTAAAATTTGATCCATATCCATTTGGTAACGTGTTATGATCGAAAAGTTTACGGATATATTAACAGGGGTAGGCATGTTATACTTATCATGAGCAAAGCTATCTTGATAATATAAACCGTTACCCGGGCCTGTTTGACCAACTGCAGGTAACTTATTAAAAACTCTATCGTTATCTCGAGTCATACTGTTAATACTAATGGCTACTACCGGTAAGGTAATAGTTTTAGCTTTATTAACAATATCATATAATACTCTCTGTTTTGGGGCATAAAGATATCTTACAAAAATTCTATCTTTTTGAACTCTATTTTTATTATATCTGCCTATAACTATAGAATCAAAAGCATTCGCAAATTGGATAATTAAATCCTGAATTTCGAAGTAATTTGACTTCCAGCGCATTACTATTATTTATTCAGACTAGTCTTTCAATAAAATGTTTAGGTAGTTTTGATTTATTTTGTGATATTAAAGTTCTTGCTTTGCCATCAAGAACATACGTTACAGCATAATCAGCTTTTGACCTTGTACATCTACCCGAAGTTTGTACTAATGCACATAATGCTTTATTAGAATACCAATTTTTATCTAAATCAAACATTTTCTTTATTCGTTTATTTGATAAAGGAGGGTAAGGTGTTTTAACAATTATTTGAAATCTACCCTTTTCTCCATTTAAATCAGTACCAAAAGTTAAAGAAGGCGAAACTAATACAGTAGGTTTGGATGTCCTAAAATGCTCACCTAATATCTTTTCGTTAGTTGCTGTTTGTTCTCTGAATAAAAATCTATCTCCTACTAATTTATTTTTAAGATAACTGCATATTTCCAATGAATGAGTATGTATAATACCTTTTTCATCTTTATGGTGATCACATAACTCCTGAATATATTTTGCAAGTATAGGTAAGTTACGTTGTAAGTTCTGATAATTTAAAACTGGCTGTGATGATAAGTAAACTGGTGATTTATCAGCATCAAATGCTGATGGTGATTCAATGTATTTGTATTTTTTAATACCTAATGACTTTGCATATTGCACATGATCAGTAATAGTAGCAGACATTAACAAAATATTATCACCATAATCAAATATATGTTTTGCTAACCCGTCGACTTTCAAAGGGGTAAAGCTTACTCTATCCGATTTGGTATCAACAACGTACTCACATTTATGCCACATTTGTTCAACTGTCGTCAAATCACCGTGAACCATTTTAAGATACTTTAGTTTATTGGCTTCAGATAAAGAAAGCACGGTTGCTTTACTCGAGTTTTTATTTGTAAGTTCATTAACCTTTTCACTTAAAACAAAAATAAGATTTATTAACCACCTATATTGAATATCGTATTTTTCAGATCTTAATTTACTACATTCAACGTTATATAAATCTAAACGCTTATAATCAATTTCAGCACTAAACCGTCTTACTAACTCTTCTTCTAACTCTGAAGCTTCATCACAGACTAAAAAGTTTTTACGTTTTACATGCTGCGGTAATGCCATAAACATTTTATAGTTTAGTACGGCAAACGGGTTTGATAATGAATGATTTCGATTTGTAAAATAAGGGCAGCTATTCTTTTCCCAACATTCGTTTCTTAATTTAGGAGTATGAACACAAGGTGCAGTATCAACGTCAAATGATTCATCAACTGAACATATGTAATTTTGTTTGCCTTTTAATACTTCAATATCATCGAATAACGCTTTATATTGATCTTGTAATTGTTTAGTTATTGTAAGAGCAAATGTACCAAATGCAGGTTCACCTAAACAATCTTTTTCGAAAATATAATTACCGTGCTGATCTTTTCGAAATGCATCATATGAATTGATAAGATTTTTGAAATGTTTAGTTGGGTTTGCACTTACGTTACCCAACGTTCTGGGTATGAAACTCTTCCCGGTACCTGTGGGTGCTTGTGCGATTACGTATTTGTATCCTTCATTATAAGCCTTTTCAATCTCTTTTAAGAGAGTTACTTGTTGTTCTGATGGATTGTAACCGTAAGGAAATTTTGCAACATACTTGCTGAACATATAATACAATTATATATGATCTCTATATACTTTCAACTAGTTAGCTTCAAATACGTCATCTACAATTGATTCAAAATCAGATTTTTTAGTATGCAAAGTCACGTCTTCAACTTGATGCTGTGTCATTTCTGCTAATAATTCATCTGATGCATTTCTTAGAACACATCGGCACATATCGTAATGACCACTTTCAGAATTTCTTCCAGTAAAGCCCCTACCATGACAACGTTTACAGCTTGATTTAGGATTGTCGGTAATTTTTAATTGTCCGCAATCTAAATAGTTTGTATATTCTTCTGCTAAGTCGTAAACTTCACCGCTAAAAACACTAAAATATTTTATTTGCATAACTTCCTTCCTTGTTTATCTATATAAAATTCCTTTTTTGGAGGGTCTTCGTTTTCAAAATCTTTTAAATTAAATTCGTTTTCTAATGCTTCCATATTATTCATTCCAGCCCAAAAAAGACCTCTACCATCTTTGTCATTAGATAATGTTAACATTCCTCTATCAGCCATTTTGAATAAAAGTTCTCTATATGTCATAGTTTTTTCATAACCATTACAACATCGTAAAATTTAGAATTCTTTTTTGGTTTAATTCTTTTTACTTTTGCTAATCTTACAATATCATTAAAAACAAATTTATCTAAACGGTAGTTAAAAACAACAGAGTTTCGATTATCTAATAATTCGAAAGGGTAAGGAACTTCAAAAACTTTTATACCGCCTTTTTGAACTTCTAATTTAAATTCAAGAAAAAAATCTTTTATACTTACGTTAATAAGTTTTCCTTTTTTAATAATCTTACCGTCGATATCAAAACTAATATCATTTAAGAAAAATGTATGAAATTTCTTTTCTACTTCTTCTATAAGTTTAACGACCATTATGTGTTTTGGAAATTTATTTTTTCTTGTTGAGTTAAGTTTTGTAAGTTATCAACATAATACTTCCAAAACTCATCATTAGCTGGGATCGTTTGAATTAAATCTACTTGATTACAATTTATTTGTCGATAGTTTTGCATAAAAATATCCCATACTATAATTAAATTTTTAACCGCAGGATTATATGGTTGAAAATTAGATGTGGGTCTAAAATTCAAAGTTAAACGCCCATTCTCACTATTAAGCAAAGTAAAGCTATTGGTACACAACATTCTTCTTGTAGGAGGAGCTCCTGGTTTAAACACCCGTCTTGCAAATTTTACTTCGCAAACGTTGTTCATAAGAAGAGTTAAAAGTTGTGATCTACCTACTAGCACTATTATCGTAAGGTTTTACAATTCCGAAAATTCTGCTTTCGTTAAGAAAAATACCTTTCTTTACTCGTCCAATTCCATCTACTTCTATATTAGAAATAGGAATACCTAAATTGTTTGGAAAGCAAATATGGTCTCCTACTTTTACAAATTCACATTTCGTACCAGCCAAAAGAACTTCACCGATTCGCCAAGCTTTTGTATCTACATTTAAAGGAATATGAATACCATTTCTGATTAAAGCTTTACCGTCTTCAGTTTCGTCTTTATACTTACAAAGAATTACATCCTCCATAAGACGGTTCATTTGATACCCTACAATTGCAGAATCAAAAGAACCTTCAGCTGGTGTGGATAAATCAATTAAACTTTTTTTAGGAGCTAATAAATCAATACTTGCTCTTCTGTTACCTTCACCGGCGCCAATTTCACTAGACATAGAAAGACTTATTATTAAAAGCCTTTATTTCAATGCTGTTTTAATATTGGATAAATCTACTTTGCCTGAATCTATATACTGTTGGACTTCTCTTTTTGAGATTTCAAAACGTTTAGCTAAAAACTTTACTATTTCGTCGTAGTTTTTAACTTTATCTCTTTTTTCTTTTTTAATATAATGTATACGGCCAGGTGACCCTTGAGGTATAATCTTTACTAGATATTCGTACCACTCTTTTTTTGAATCGAAAACGTTGTAATATTTGTTTGTTGTTTCGTTTATAATTTTAGCGTTATCAGGTGAATACATACTTACCCACCTATTGATAATGTAACCATTAAATTGATCTTCGTCTTCGACGTTTTCTATAACGTCGCCTTTTTTACCAAAAATAATATCGTTTATAAAAGTAAATATATTATTCATCTTTAAGATCAGTACCTAATAGCTTTGCACCTTTTAATTTTGTTTCATATTCTATTAGATATTTCAAACGGGTATGGTAGTCCCAATATTCATACAAATACTTAAACCAGTTAATAAACATATAGAAATGATACTTCATAATATTACTTAATAATTACTTTTGACGTAGCTACGAACATATCGTCATTGAGCTCATAAAACGTTTTTTGTACATCACTCATAAACTGATTCGCTTGATCATCATCAAAGTTAGTACTAAATGCAAACGCAGGAGCTTTCTTACCAGCTGTAATATTGATAGCAGTATGACCTAAAGCAACACCATCTTTGACATAAGTTATACTAACGCTTGCTTTACCCTCTTGCTGTACAATACCTCCTTGATTATGTTCTTTTTGAACCATTATATCATCACCATCCATTATTACAGGACAATCTAGATATTTTACGCTACCTAAAATATTAGCAATATGAGTATTCAATAATCTTTGATATGCAACTGCACCTAAAGGATTATCTAAAATAGGAATCTCCCACAAAAAGTTAATCGCATCATCACTCCAAATAAATTCTTGCTTGTCAATATCTTCTTGATCAATCATACCATCTGCTAACACTTCCATTGGAGCTCTAAAGCAAAGAATGTTGCCTATTGGTAGTACTTTATCTTTGAAGAATTTATATGCAAATCTACCATGAAGTAAATTGCCGTCGTATTTGTCGATATTGAATTCCATATTGCTAATTATAGATGAATCTAAAATAATATCAATCTTTTACTATGAATTTTTTAACGCAGAATTTAAAAGAAAAGAAGTTTATGACAACCATTCCAACCAAAACTAAAATGTTAAAAGCAGCAGATGCTTCCAAACTAGTTTCTAAATTTTCAGGGCTACTTACTCCACCGATGGCTGCAAATAAACCAACTATACAACCTAAACAAAATAAACCGGCTACGGTCATTACACTTGTAAGTAACCATGCTATAATATAATCTTTCATTATATAGATTATAATTCAGGCAACTCTGAAATCAATTTTTTATTCCACCTTTTGTGAGCTTCGTTGATAATCTTTTTTGTTTCTGTTTTTCCAAGCCAACCGTTTATAGTAACGGTTTTTGTTTCTTCTAAATCTTTATAATGAGTAAAAAAGTTAAGTGTAGTTTTTAGCCAGTGTGGATCTAAATCTTTAAGGCTTTTATAATCTTTTACATGTGAAGTAGGAACGGCAACAACTTTATAATCCTTTTCACCGGTATCGTCCATATCTAAACAGCCTATTGGTTTAACCTCTACTAAAGTACTTGTCCTAATAGGAACGTTATTGTATATAAGTACATCTAATGGATCGTTATCTAAAGCAAAAGTTTGAGGAATAAACCCATAAGAACAAGTATAACGCATACTACTGTAAAGACATCTACTTAATTTAAAAATATTCATATCTTCTACATATTCATATTTTGCGTTGCTATCTTTTTCTACTTCAACTATAGCGTTAATTTTTAAAGGGCAATCTATCCCAATTGGTATTTCATTTACTAAATTTGGCATTTTGGTCTAACTATAACATATCCTTGGTGTCTTAACACCTTCTTAAAGTCGTGCGTATCTTCGAAATTATTATAAAGGAAACTCATATCTTTTCCATTCATAAGTTCTTCTCTTGTAATTTTATGCCCATGATTTTTACTATGTTCATTAAATCCAACGCCATTAATTTTTACAGGTTCATAAATCCATAGATCATCTACAATAAGTACGTCTTTATAATTAGAATTACGTTTTGATATTAGCTCTATTTCTCTCTCTAAAGGTAAATTAGTATCTTTATCTAAGCTAAGACAGGACTCATATGTTTTCATTTGAGCATCAGCACCAGGAAAATGAGCATCTAACCAAAAAGTAGCGCTATCTTTTATTGTAGGTAATAACTCTTCTAATACTTCATAAGAGTTTCCTTCATGTATAGTTACATTAGGAAAAGCTTTAAATTTTTCTTTAGCTTGTTGCGCTAAAACTGGTTCGATTTCAATAGAATGGATAGTTTCAAAGCCTTGTTTTATAGCATAGTCTACCCCTTCGCCATATAAAGTACCGGTTTCTATAAAATAAGGAGTTTTGTTTCTATCTTGCGCGTTTTTTAAATCAAATATGGAAATGCATCCCATATCTAAACTTAATTACCAATCGCAAAAATTCCATTTTACCCTTTTAGGTATATGTTTAATATGATCCCAAAATGCTGGATTCCACTTACTGTAAAGATTAAAAATCTCTCCCTTTAAGTTTAATTTTTCTAAAATATATAAAAAGCAAGTTTCTATCATATGTATTTCAGCTGCATTTTCTAATACAGCACTCCAATCAAAAACAGAAAAACCTTCTACTGCTTCTAACTTAACAACTTTTTTGCCACCGTTATACTCTACTCTTCTGGAAGCAGTTGCTGGAGGTGTACCGTAAGTACCGCTAACTACAACATAATCATCTAATCTATTAATTCCTAAATGTTTGAACAGTTTATATTCTTTGTCAGGGTCTCTCTTAAAAGCAAAATAATCATCCCAATCATCCCATTCACCATCCATATTAGCAAATTTATACTTTGCTTTCATTACTGACCCACTAAATTTTTTATCAGAATGTGTAAAAGGTATATAAAGCCAATGCGTTGGACCATGAGTATTAAAACTTTCTATTTTAACAGCATCTAGTCTAACACCTTTATCAAATAAACCGGTTGGATCATCAAACTGAGATAATGGAATATATTTTATGGTATCTGTCCCCATATAATCATTCAAATAACTATATACGTCTTTTACAGGCCAGATTATTTTCTCTACTAAACCCCTTTCAATAAGAAGCTTAGCAATTTTTTGAAGATAAAATATATCTCCAACACCACACGTCTGGTCAATAAG